ACTCTCTTTTGACTGCCGCTCAAGGGGCAAATGAAGCAGAAACAATAGCAAATATTAGTGCTATTTCTAACGCTGTTCAAACAGCAGATCAAGCAACAAGTGCTTGGGATATTGTTCAAGATGTTTACGGCATAGTAAAAGACATAGGACAAGCACAGGATATTTATAATGCTATAAGAAGAGACGATCAAGACGAAGCATTAGATTCAGAAGCTCCAGAAGAAGTAGTCTCTTTAGAACCTGATGAAGATTTACTAACTGGTACTGTAGACGTACCTATAGAACCAACACAAGAAGAACTAACCAAAGACGCTATGAGACAGTCTCTGGACGATGCTGGTTATTCTTATGACGATGCTTACATAGATAAAGTCTATGAAGATTACAGAATGGATACTAGGTCCGTAGAAGAAGCTCAGGTATTAACTGTACAGGACTGGGACCTAAAGAACTTCACCAGAGACGAAGTAATAGCTGAATTTGAACGCAGAGGTTTTGACTGGGAAGGCCAAGGTGTAAACCCAGATGATTTTGTTATTACTTATGATAGCAATGATCCTTATGCAGCTAGATCAGGCGTTATAAACGTACAGGACTACACTAGAGAAAACACGACTACTTCTAAAGAGTTCAGAAGTATCTTCCAAGAAGTTATGGGACGTGCGCCTACTGCAGAAGAACAAGCGGAATACTTTGGTGACGAGAATAAAATCTACACGCCAACTTCTGACTTTGCTGGGATGATTGAAGAAGACTTTGGTGGAGACGGCGTAGACCCGTACCTAGTTCCTTCAAACGAAGAAATAGTAGGTGCTGACGTAGTTATTGGGAGCGAAGAAGGAATTGAGACTATTCCTATTAACGAAGGGGATAGAATAGTAACGCAAGAAGAACTTAAACAAATTATGGAGGATCCTAATCATCCTCTGCATGACTGGTATAATCCTTTTGGCGATTCAGATAAAAGAATAATAGATGCTGAAGGTAACGTTATTCCAGAAGGTTCTGTTGTTCTTAGGAATCCTCAAATAGACGTTGATGCTGCTGATGCTGCTGATGCTGCTGATGCTGATTCTTCTGCTGATGCTGATGCTGATGCTGATGCTGCTGCTGATGCTGCTGATGCTGCTGATGCTGATGCTGCTGATGCTGATTCTTCTGCTGATGCTGATGCTGCTACAGACGGCATGCTTACAGGAAGAGATTCAAACCAAACTCGTCCGTTTTATACATCAGGCAGTGGTCCTTGGGTACACATAGGAGAAGGCAAGTGGGTTCAAGTAGATCCTGCTCTTTTAACTGAAGATGTTATTACTGAAAACCCTGACGGTACGTTTAGTGTAAACGCTGATGTTTACGAAAACAATCAAAATTGGGTTAGAGTTGCAGAAGATCCTAATTGGGAGCAAGGAGGAGACTATGCAACTATAGGCCAATCTGCTGATCTTGGAGGAGACGCAGGAGAAGAATACAAAGCAAATGTTAATGAAGAAGATTCAGCTTTAAATATTATAGGCGCTGTTATTACTACAGGCACTACAGATACTACAGGTACTACAGGTACTACTACAGGCACTGCTGTTGATACTGATGGGGACGGAATACCGGACGATGAAGACGTTTTTCCTAATGATCCTTTAGAATGGCTAGATACAGATGGAGACGGTATTGGAGACAATGCTGATACTGATGATGATGATGAGAGTGCAAACAACGTCGTAACAAACGGTGTAGACGGTGTAGACGGTAAAGATGGCATAGATGGCATAGATGGCAAAGATGGCAAAGATGGCATAGATGGCAAAGATGGCATAGATGGCAAAGATGGCATAGATGGCAAAGATGGCATAGATGGCAAAGATGGCATAGATGGCATAGATGGCATAGATGGCAAAGATGGCATAGATGGCATAGATGGCATAGATGGCAAAGATGGCATAGATGGCATAGATGGCAAAGATGGCAAAGACGGTGTTGACGGCAGGGACGGAGACAAGGGAGATAAAGGAGACAAAGGCGATACTGGAGAAACAGGAGCCACAGGAGCTACAGGAGCCAGAGGAGCAAGAGGTTTACCAGGAGCTTCTAATCGCCAAGGGTTTATGGGAGGCTTGAGTTATGACCTTCCGGGTTTCATAGGTGTCGAGTACCAGCCCAAAGACTACATGGTAGAACTAAATAGAATTATTGGCGAAAGCTTGTTTGAAGGAATGTACTAATGACTTATCTACAGTTAGTTAACAACGTACTCAGGAGGCTTCGTGAAACAGAAGTTACCTCTGTGCAGACCACGGCATACAGTAAGCTCATTGGTGACATCGTTAATGACGCTAAGAACCTCGTGGAGAACTCGTGGGACTGGTCAGCACTCAGGACTACATTGACGGTAACGACTACTGCTAACGTGTTTAACTACGCACTCACTGGTAGCCAGAACAGCATCAAAGAGTTGAACGTGTTGAACGACACGTCTAACTTCATTATGAACTACCAGACCAACAACTGGTTTGACGAAGCTTACTTGATTGCTGAGCCACGCACTGGTTCTCCTGAGTACTACACGTACAACGGTGTGAACTCAAGTGGCGACACGTTGATTGATTTGTACCCTAAGCCCGACGGTGTTTACTCACTGCGCTTCAACTGTGTACTCCGTAATCCTGACTTAAGTGCTGATGCTGACACGCTGAAGATTCCTTCGATGCCAGTGCTTCACTTAGCCGTAGCCATGGCTGCACGAGAACGTGGGGAGACTGGCGGTACTTCGACACAAGAGTACTTCCAGATTGCTAACAAGTACCTGTCCGACGCTATTGCACAGGACGCTGGTAGACACCCAGAAGAAACCATCTTCTATACACCGTAAGGCGCATTTGTATGGCACAGGAACTCAAAAGCATTAATCTTGTAGCGCCGGCGTTCAAAGGTATCAACACCGAAGATGCACCGCTGGCACAAGACCCGTCTTTTGCTGAAGTTGCTGACAACGCAGTAATTGACAAGCGTGGGCGTATTGCTGCACGTAAAGGCTATGCGCTGCTCACTCAGGCTACGTATGAGTACGTCGTAGTGGACGACACCACAGGCTTTCAACCAGGTGAAACAATCACTGGAGGCACGTCAGGAGCCACAGCAACGATTACAGAAGTGTACAACGGGACTGTGTTGCTCATCGGTACGACACGCTCAGGGACCTTTAGTGCGTCTGAGACGCTCACTGGTGGTACTTCTTCAACAACTGCTACGTACTCCTCAACTCAGACCAGTGCGTCTTTTGGTTCTAATCCTCCCCGCGTAATCAAAGAGTTCAGAGACGACGCGGGTAACATCAAAATATTCTCAGCAGCTAACAACAAGATCCTAAGCGGCACAGAGACTATTGTGGACGAGACGCCCAGTGGCTACACAATCTCTGATGATGACTGGAAGATGGTTACGTTCAACGACAAGATCTACTTCTTCCAAAGTGGACACGAGCCTCTAGTGTATGACAGTACGTCAAAAGCAGTAGAAAAACTCAGTACTGTTTCTGGTGCAGCCGGTGTGTCTCTGACGATGTACGGCAATGAAGCTCTGGCTGCTTATGGGCGTCTGTGGACTGCTAACTTTGCTACAGAAAAGTCTATTGTGTACTGGTCTGATCTTCTGATTGGACAAGACTGGTCAGGTGGTACGTCAGGGTCCATTGATATTTCTAAAGTCTGGCCTGACGGCTATGACGAGATTGTATCACTGGCTGCACACAACAACCTACTGATTATCTTTGGTAAGCACAGTATCGTGGTTTACAAAGGTGCTGAAGCACCAGCAACGATGGAACTGTCGGACACTGTGTCGGGCATTGGTTGCGTAGGCAGAGACACTGTGCAGTACACTGGTTCTGACGTACTCTTTTTGTCCCAGACTGGCCTTAAGAGCTTCGGTAGAACAGTACAAGAAAAATCAATGCCGCTGACTACGTTGTCCTCTACAATTACTAAGGACATTATTCAGCTGATTAATGAAGCAAACGAGTTGTTTAAGTCAGTATACCATCCAGAAGAAAACTTCTACTTGCTGACCTTTAGCAATCAAAACATGACGTACTGTTTTGATATAAGAGGCACACTAGAAAATGGAGCCTACAGAGTAACACGTTGGCCCGGTACTGGCTTTACGTGTTACGAAAGCAGAGACAACGGTGACTTGCTCATCGGAAACACCAGTGGATTCGGTAGGTACACTGGTTATCAGGACAACGGTAATTCCTACGCCTTTAAATACTTCAGCCCTGAGCTATCTTTTGGAGATCCGTCTAAACTAAAGTTTCTCAAGAAGATCAGACCTACGATTGTAGGAGGTAGTGGGCTTAATATCTTGTTTAAGTGGGACTATGACTTTGGTTCTGCTTATAACTCAGAGTTTATTACGCTCAGTAGCCAAGCAACGGCTGAGTTCGGTGTAGATGAGTACAACATAGGTCAGTTCTCAAGCGGTGTCCTCACGTCTAAACAAGCGATTAATGCTAACGGTAGCGGTGGGACTTTGAGCATTGGGTTAGAAACGGACATCAATGGTGGACAATTATCTTTACAGGAAATAAACATACTTGCGCTGGTGGGTAAAACAATATGAGCAACTACACTAAACTTACTGATTTTGCCTCTAAGGACGCATTGTCTTCTGGGGATGCTAACAAAATCATCAAAGGAACTGAGTTTGAAACTGAGTTTGACAACATTGCTACGGCAATAGCAACTAAAGCAGACACCGCTAGTCCCACGTTTACTGGGACTGTGACAATGGCTGGCATTGCATTTACTGGTACGTTGTCAACTGGCACTATTGACGGAGGGACGTACTAATGGCTGGTTTTTGGGATGACTTTACAGGCTTCTTAGCTTCACTAGGAGGTGAAGCAGGGACTGCTGCTAACACAGCCGCTGCTTTAGGTCTTGGTACTGCTGGTCTAGGACTAGCTAAAAAAGGCTATGAAGACATTGGTACAATAGGTAAGGAAGCTAAAGAAGCTTTTTCCGGTTACATTGATCCTAACACGGGTAAACTTGTTCCTGGGCTGGCACAAGAGCTTCAGGGTATGCTGGAGTTTCAGCCGTACACCGTAACGTCTGCTACTGGTGGTCAGTTCGGTATGCGTAGAGACCCAGAAACAGGTCAGATGGTCTATGAACTTCAGACTTCTCCAGAAGAGCAGCTGCTGCAACAACAGCAACTAGCTCGTGCCCAGGAGTTCTTTGGACAAGCTGCGATGCCCGTAGCTCAGCGTGAGCAAGAAGTGTACCAGCGTATGCGTACAGCCATGTCTCCCGAAGAGGAAAGACAGAGGCTTGCATTAGAACAACGCCTGCAAGCACAAGGACGTCTAGGGACGCGCACTGGTATGTTTGGTGGAACACCAGAGGCTCTGACACTGGCTAAAGCCCAGGAAGAAGCCCGGAACTCAGCTATGTTAAACGCTATGCAGTTTGCAGGTCAAGAGCAGCAACGTCTGGCTGGTTTAGGTTCAGGTATGTTAGCTGCTGGGTACGTACCACAAGCTCAACTGTTGGGCGCATTGCAGCCCGGTATGACTGCTGCAGAACGTCAGCGTCAGGCAATGTCTGAACAAGCTAAAGCTTATGGAGAAACTTATGCTACTGGTTTGGAAGCTCTGCTACAGTCTGGTTTAGCACAAGCTAACTTGGCTGGAGGCTTCGGAACTAACTTAGCTTCTTCAGCACTGGGCGGCTTGTTCAGCTAATAGGAGAACACAGAATGGCTACATTTTCACAACAGTTCCTGGCAAACCTGGGTCGTCCTCAAATGGCCGAAAGTTTGTTTGGCTTGGGACAGACGCTTGGTGGCGCTCCTGGACAATTCAAAGAACGTCGGCAAAGAGAAGAAGAACTAAAGCGTTTTGACCAACTGACGCAAGCAAGTCAACAAGGGGTTACTGCTGCTCAAGAAGGTAACATAACTGACTTAGACGCACAGCTTCAAAGCCTTCTTGAACAAATGGCTGCAGCTAAAACTATAGAAGAAAAACGAGCTATTAGTCAACTTATGGGTAATCTTCAAGGGCTTCGTCCTGAAGCTAAGCAGATTGCTACTGGCAACAACGCTAAGAAGATGATTGAAATAGAACAGCAGTTACAAACTATGGTTGCTGGAGACCCACAAAGAGCAGTTTTGCAAGCGGAGTTTGATAAGCTGCGTACAGATCCAGAAACAGCACGTCAATATCAACAACGTAAGATGGGTATCTGGAACTTTCAAAAAGCACAAGAGGACATGCAAGCAGAACAGTGGCTCAATGACAATATGAGTTCTATTGATTCAGCTATTGCTGAAGGAGACATGGACTCTTTAGATGCTATTATTCAAAATGCTGGTTCTTTTTCAGACGAAGCACAAGAGTACGCTGCTGTTGCTTTAAGAAATAAAGAAGCTCGTGTTACTTATGAAGAGAAGAACATTGACAGGACTGTAGAACCTAACGTAGACTTTTATAAAGAACAAGTAGAAGCACTGCCTGAAGAATTACGTAAGCCTTTAGAACCTATTTTGGCGCAGTATACTGAGTTTAGTAAAGGTTATGACGGAAAACAATGGACTACAACAGGATCAAGAATACGTGCGTCCAGGGCAGAAACACAGCTTAGGCAAGCATTAGAACGAGCGCAAGGTACTGAAGCTGCTGCTGCTTTTACTGACAGAAGACAGCTTAAGAGAACACTTGAAACTGGTTTAAGAAATGCAACCTTAGAACTAGAACAAGCAAGTATTTTAACACTAGAACAAGAAAGGACTGCTGTACTAAACGCAAAGGCTTTAACAACTAATAAAAAAGGGATACCAAGTAAAGAAGAAGTAGAACAACAAAGACAACTATTGCTTGAAGCTAAAAGACAGACAGCACTTCAAAAGGTTGCTTACTATAGAGACCAGCTTGCTGGCGATACAGCTATACAAGAGCCATTGCCTGAAGAAGTTGATGACAGTCCTTATCGTGAAATAAACGGAAGAAAGCTCACTCTCCAGGATGTGCAAAGAGATACTGCTCTTTATGGTGAAGAAAAAGTTAAAGAGCTTTTAAAAAAAGAAGGAGCTACAGAAGAAGACATTGCATTTTACTTTCCTCCTAAGCTATCTGAAAGAGAAAAACGTATGCAAGCCTTAGGTACTAGGAAAGAACGCATGGATAAACTTGGTCGAGGTTTTGTAGCACGTATGAAACCATTAGGTTCTAGAGAGCAACGTGTGCAAAAACTAGGAACTAGAGAAGAACGTATGCAGGCCCTTAAGTCAGGGTCCGGTACGAATGTTGACTCTATGTTCAGTAGTATTCTTAACCGATAAAGAAGTAACTCAAAGGAAACCTAAATGAGTTGGTTGACTGAATCTCTTCAAAAAGAACAACAAACTACAGGTAGTTGGCTTACTGCTTCTTTGCGAGAACAAGAACAAGAAGGAGACGACTACAACGCCTTTCGTTCTGCTGCTACTGGCTTCTTAGAATCTGCTCTGGGTGTCGGTGATGAGTTTGACGCAACGGCTCGCCTGTTGACAGGAGAAGCTGCAAACTGGAGTCAGGCTATTGACAAGTCTCGTGCAGAGTTACGTGCTTTTGAAAGAGACAATCCTAATGCTGCTACGATAGTCAACACTGCTGGCTTTGGTGCTGGTTTGTTTATCCCAGGAATGGGTATTGCTAAGATTGCACAGGCTGGTACTAAGCTAGACAGGGCTATGAAAGTAGGCGCACTGGGTGCTGCGGAAGGAGCAGTCTATGGATTCCTCAGCGGTGAAGACGAAGGTAGACTTACGTCAGCTGGTGTAGGTGCTGCTGGAGGCGCTGCTTTAGGTGGACTCGCTGGTGCCTACTTAACTAAAAATATTGACGAAGTACAAGAAGCCACACGTAAGCTTGACGCTCAGACGTACAAAGGTAAAGGAAGTTTTATTGGTGGTGAACAGGGTTTTGTCAGCGTAGGTAAAGCAGATGAGCCTGTTTTTACAAGAAGAGGAAGAGACACCAGTCTTAGCGAACGTCAAGTAGTAGATGTTCTAGAAGAAGGCACTGCTTTTAAACCAGCTACGGGTGAGTCTGGCTTAAAGGATTCTGTTTACTTAAGTACTAGAGAATGGATAGCTAAGAACGTAGGCGAAAGAGCAGCCAGACTTGCTGAAGATTCAGAGATAATGATACGTCATGACCAGCGAGAAATTGATGAAATCTTTGATACTGTGTTTTTGGATGCTGCTAAAAAGTTTGACGAGAACAGCATGCTTAAAAACATGGCTGTACGTATGAACGAATCGATCCAAGAAGGTAGGCGCGTATCTTGGGAGGACTTCAATAAGATTGCCAGAACACCTGAAGAAAAACTTATGGTTCGTCAGTTAGAAGAACAAACTAAACTTCTTCAGGACATGGACTTTGTTAAGTTCGGTGACATGGATTACTTCCCAGCAAAAACTTTACCGGGAGCTAAAGGCAATAAGCTAAGAACAGAAGATTATGACAACCCTATTGTTGCTCTAAAAGATTTTGCTGAAGATATTTCAGCTGCTAGAGCATTAGCTGCTCGCTTTAAGATCGACACTAATACTTTAGGAAAACCTAAAGGGGGAGAAAGTCGTCTAAGTCTTGTTATCAACGCTATTGAAAAAGAAGCTAAGAAGCAGGGAGCAAGTTCTGACGTAGCAGCCAACTTAGCTAATGGCTTACGTTCACAGCTGATTGCTGCTAAACAAGGCGGTAATACAGTAGGTGCTGTGGTTAGGCGAGTGACTTCTGCTGCTCTCTTGGGTAACCCTCTGAACGCTGTGCTTAACATGGCTGAAGGTGTTACTGCTCCTGTCTATCAAAATGGAATAATTGCGTGGGCTAAGACGTTACCTAAAGCTATCCTTGCTACTTTTAATCAACAGTTCGGCGTCAAAAATAAAGGTTGGATGTCCAATAGACAGCTAGGGTTAGACAAAGAGTTCATGGGTGAGCTTGCTAACACAGGCAAGAGAGCTATGAATGACGCTGTTGATTCTTCTGTATACACGAAGCTAAGTGAAGGCTTTGTCCAAAATGTAGATAAAGTCAACCAAGCTCTCTATAAGTACTCCGGTGTACAGACTGTCAACAGAATGGGTCAGGAGATTCTAAGTAACTCTGCTATCCAACGAGGCATTGACCTCGCTACTAAAGGCACTGAAAAGTCTCTCGCTAAACTTAGAGAACACGACGGTATGCGTGGGCTTACTGAAAATGAGTTTAGGGCTACAGTAAAAGCACTCAAGGACAAGAACTTAAGTAGTCCCTGGGTAGTAAACTTTGCTGGTGCTTCTATGAACAAGTGGCAACCAGTGAGTGCCAGCACGTTGCCTAAAGCTTTCCATGACAATCCTAATGGCCGCATGGCGTACAGCATGTTGTCCTACATGAACAAGCAGCTTAATAGCGTAAGGCTTGACGTAGGTATTAACATGATGAAAGCTGTAGACAAAGGACTGAACAGCAAGGAAGGAGCAGAAGCTGCTAGGAAAGCTATGCTGAACGCTGCTAAGTACGCAGGTCTCTTCGGTGTTGCTGCTGGTATGTGGGACGATTTCAGAAAAACTCTTGACTTGTCCAATGATAAGTACTTAGAAGATTTGATGACGCCTGAAGGTATTAGTTCTGCTATGATGAATCAAATTGCTTCTAACTTAACAAGTGGTATTGTAAACATTAGAGCAGAAGAGTACGGGGGTAGTCCAATATCGTTTAAACCTGCTCCGCTTTCTTTCGCTGAGAGTATGCTGGGAGGGCCTACAGAATCTCTTATCCTTGGTGTAACAGGAGAAGAAGACGCTTTAGATCCTACTCTACGTGCGTTCCAAACTTACGCTCCCGGTGTTGCAAACATAGACAGAGTGCTACGAGTGACAACAGGGGAGCGTTTGTTTGAGAACTTAGGTTTACTGGACTAAATCTCACAGACCCCGGACACACAGGCCAGCTGCTGTGCACCTTCTGTCATGTCCGACGCTTCCACAATGTCCCAGTCGATCTGCTTCGGAAACTCCTTAGCTAGTTTATTGTAAGTCTCCAGATCCACTGGTTCATAAGGTGCCTGCTGGTACGTGTGTTCTGAGTAAGGTAGAAAGCTAATGCCACTCACCTTGTCGAACTTATTGTACAACCACTGTCCCACTTCCAGGAACTCGTTGTCTCTGTAGTAGCAGGTCATGGACGGCTTGTGTTCACACCAGTAGTCCTGGTACATCTCCCATAACTCCAGCTGCTCCATGGCACCCATGTCCGTAGCGACTACAGCGTTCTTAGGAGACTTGATTGGAAACGAGAATACCTTAGTAGTCGGTGAAGTCACGTCGGCCTCCACAGGCACACCAGCGGCCTCCAGGACTGCACACAGCGGGTCTCTAGCATCAGCCCTTACTCGTCTAATGTATTGATCCGCGTATCTAGGGTGGATGCCAGATGCGCTATCCACCAGTTGAGAAACAGTACCGGAAGGCTTAACAGCAGTAATGGCAGTGCTAATGTTAATGCCAAGCCTCTTAGCCCATTTGCTGTTAGTCTTAATAGCTTCTTTCTTAAGCTCTTCCAACCAATATTGTAGTTCATCACGGCTTTTCCTCCCTGACATCACCGGATGATCCATGATACCAGTCAGGGACACACCTAGTAACGCCTCTTCTTTTGTGTTATCACTCCAGATCTTACGTAGGTATCTGAAGTCGGTCAGTGTTGCTTGCAAAGTTCCAAGGACAGTCGCAATTCGTACTTTCCTTCGGAGACTGTCGAGACTATCGGTTGCCCTGATAACAACTTCTGACAGGTTGCAGAACTGGTAGGGCCGAAGGATAATCTCTGAGCATGGATTAGTTCCAAAGTCATAGGTAGCATCTCTTCTGCCGTTTTTCTCAGCTTGTCGTTGACTTGCAACGCGACTGAAAACACCCCTTTCGCCTGACCTCGACTCATACAAACTCTTCCACTCGTTTAAAAAGGCTTCAAAATCTGGCTTCTCTGTGTAGCAAGCAGAGTTGTTAGCTAAGCCACGCTGAGGATTATCTACCCACCACTGGCCTGACTTGGCTCGTCTTATTCTGTCGTCAGTGAGGTTACTGAGACTGATGAGAGCACTTCTCCTGACTCCCCCGACGACGACGATTTGTGCAATCTTGCAGCAGAGATCATGACATTCGATGGAA